GAAGCTAAACGACAAATACAAAATAACATGGCTATAGCTACACTGGCACTCCTAATCTCTGGGACTTTAGGTGGAGGTATATACCTGATTATTCTAGGAGTTAGTTAATAATGATTAATCTTGTTGTGTTACCCCTTGTGTTAGCAGGGTTGTTAAGTCACCCTGAGTTTGTACAGTGTCACCTAGCAAAAAGAGTTAAGATACAGGGAGAAATGGTTTGCATTTACCGTGGACCTAATGGTACAATAGGCTACCACTACCCTATGTTTAAGTTTAGTGAATGCCCCAAGACGTATATGTGTAGGTATACACCTAATGCTAAGAAAAGAGTAAGTGTTCAAGACATACTTGATGGACTAAAAGACGGATTTGAATAGTGTAACATTATGTTACTTGACATAAAAATTAAAGTAAGTATACTTTGTCTTATGACAATAAAGGAAAATAAACAATGACAGCAATGCAGTTTCAAGGATTTAAACCACAAGCAATGGAGCGTATAGCTGGTACGCTGGGCTATCAAGGTGACATGAATAATTTTCAAGACTTCTTACAGTCTGATCCTGAAGCAAATGCAAAGTTTAATAACTTTCAAAACAAAGCTATTCAAATGATGAATGGTGGAATGGTACGTAAACAATATGCTGAAGGTGGTATGGCTAGTGCAGAACAAAATTATTCTAATGTAGGGATTGGAGATTTTATGGGGAGGCAGTTTCGCCCTGACTTGTATGAACAATCTGCTAATCTAGCAGAATTTAGGCCGGGACCGGCTGCTCCAATGATTGGGCTACCTGCTAATCCAGATGGATTTGTTGACACAATGCCTATGTTTGAAATGCCTGCTAATCCAGATGGATTTGTTGACCGAATGCCTAGGTTAAAAGAAGAGGCTGTGGATAAACAAGGCTATACAAATATTGATTGGAAATCTGCAGGTTTTAAACCCGGCTCTGGCCCTGTCGCACAAGTAATAGTACCTTATTACAATCCCAAAACTGGACAAACAGTTAATGCTCCTAATCCGGGTTATACTGCACCTGAAGGTTGGATCAAGGGTACTCCACAGGGTGTATTTAATCCTGCTGATGATCCACGTAATGTAACTACTATTGGTCAGACTACAGTAGATCGTATGCAAGACCCTAGATTACCTGCTGGTGGTGTGGCTACTGCTACTGGTACTGTAGCACAGGCTAGTCAGGACATTGCTGCTGGTGCTGGGCAGGTAGGTGCAGCAGACCCAAGAGCTACTGCAGTTAGTGCTGGTACTGGTACTGGTGCTACTGCTGCTCCAACTACGGCAGTAACAACTATGGCACCTACTACAACTGCAGGTGCGGTAGAGGGTGTACTTGATCAAACAGGTACAGCGCAAGGCACTGTGTCAGGTCAGGCACAGGTAACTGGACAACAGCAAACTGAAACTGCAGTATCTGCAATAGATGCAACACAAGGCACTGCCCTTAAAATGGACAATCCTGTACAGCGTGAGTTACAGGCAGGTGAGATCATTGAGCCAGCAGCTAATGCTGAAAAAGCCAGTAAGTTTACAGAACAGATACAAGCGGCTGAAGCAACACCTAGTGACAGGGCTACTGTAAAGGGCCAGCTAGATACATTGATGGCAGACTTTGAGGGTGGTAACACACCAGCATGGGCCGCAGGAGCCTTACGCAACGCTACAGCACAGATGGCTGCACGTGGTCTTGGTGCTAGTAGCATGGCAGGACAGGCTCTTGTGCAGGCCGCTATGGAGTCAGCACTGCCTATTGCTAGTGCAGATGCACAGACTGTTGCAGGGTTTGAAATGAAGAACCTTAGCAATCGCCAAGAGAGGGCCATGCTTGCAGCACAGCAACGTGCTACCTTTATGGGCATGGAGTTTGACCAAGCCTTTCAGTCACGGGTAGCTAATGCAGCCAAGGTTAGTGATATAGCTAACATGAACTTTACTGCAGAGCAACAGGTAGCACTAGAGAATAGCCGTGCAGCTAACACAATGAACCTGAGTAACTTGTCTAACCGACAGGCACTTACTATGGCAGAGGCATCGTCACTGGCAAACCTTGACATGGCTAACCTAAGTAACAGACAGTCTGCAGCGGTAATGAATGCACAGTCGTTCCTTGCAATGGACATGACTAACTTAGGCAATAGACAACAGGCAGAAATGTTTAAAGCACAACAACGTGTGCAGTCTATGTTTACAGATCAAGCGGCAGACAATGCATCTAAGCAATTTAATGCAACTAGTGAGAACCAATCTGACCAGTTCTTTGCTAATCTTAAAACACAGACCTCACAGTTTAATGCAACACAAGCTAATGCTATGAAACAGTTTAATGCTGGTGAAACAAATGCAGTTAGTAAATTTAATACAGAAATTGCAAACCAACGTGATCAGTTTAATGCACAGAATAGTTTAGTTGTAGCACAGTCAAATGCAGTATGGCGTAGAGAAATTGCTACTGCAGCAACAGCCGCTGTCAATAGAGCTAATGAAATTAATGCTGCATCTGTACTTGATATGTCTAATCAAGCATATGCTAATTTGTGGCAAGAACATTCTGACTTGATGGAGTGGGCGTGGACATCATCTGATAATGAACGTGACAGACAGAATGCAATTACACTAAGCCACTTAGCGGCGGGTCAAGCCAGAACACAAGCGCAAATGGAAGCTGACTTAAAGTCATCAAATGCTATGGGTGACTTTGTAGGTCAACTAATACTGGGTTCAGTAGGTAAGATATTTAAGTGGTAAATAAAATAGGAGAATACTAATGTCTTTACAAGGACAAGCTCTTGCAGCTTACACAGACTATATAGAAAAGGCTATGAAAGCAGAGCCTGTATTAGAGGAACCCTCGAAAGGTTTACTGTCTCGTAATAAAGTTGTTAAGGATGAAGATAAGAAACAAGAACCTGTAGACTATGTAATGGAACAGTTTAAAGCTGCACAAAAAGCGAGAGTGATGTTAAAAAATGGAAGAACTTAATACCATTATGGATGCCCCAATTCCCGGTCAGTCTCTTACTACAGAGGTTGGCTCTCGGCCTTGGCAACAACCTGCAAAGTATAGTACTGTAGAGGAAGCGTTGGAACATTACGCCAAGACTATTACTGATCCAGCTATTAATGAACCATTGCTAGACACACTTGAAATGGGTACACCTGTAACATCTATTGCTGAAATTGTAGTGCAGTCTGGTGCAATGGAGGGTCTGCATACTATTGATGTATCCATACTAATGCTACCTGTAATTATGGAACTCATTGCATATGTTGCTGATGAAGCTGAGATAGAGTATGACATGGGACTAGCCAAGCCTGTTAATACAGATGATATATCGCCTAGTGATATTGAACTGGCTATGAAAAGTCTTAAAGATAAAATGCCACAGGACGAAGAAGAACAAATGCCTATGCCTAAAGTGCAGCCAGAAGAAAGTACATCGCCTACTGGTTTAATGGCTCGTCCTAATCGTGATGTAGATACTACACAAGGAGAAATGTAATGGGTTTTAGTTTGAGTTCATTTCTTGGTGGTGCCGCAGGTGCTGGTAGTAGAGGTTTAGAAGAACGTAGAGTTAACCTTCAACGTGAAAAAGAAACTGCAGAAACAAGAAAGTGGCAGATTGCTACTGAAGCACGTGCAGATGCTAGGGCTAGAAAGAAAGCAAGGGCAGCTAAAAAAAGAGAAACAGAAGAACGTGCAGAAATGCTATCTCTATACTATACAGAAGATCAAGTAAAAGATATTATGGGAGGTGGAAATGCCCAAGCACAGTTTGCACTTGACTATGCAACAAAACTACCTTCTGGTCAAGATGCTAGTGCAAACTACAGAACATCTTCTCAGATAGCAGAAGTACCTCCTATTTCTGGTGGCCCAAGGGGTAAGGTAAGTCCTTTTACTAGTAGATTTAAAACTACTGCTGCCGCATTAGAAAAATATGAGGGTGGCTTTGGAGAAATGCTTGCAATTAATGCGAGAAATGTATTAAAGTTTCAAGGTAATGAAACTAAACTAGCAGAGTTAGCTGCAGAAAGAACTACTATAGAAAATAGTGTTAAGTCTTATGAAGCTGCTAAAGCAAAAGCAGAGCCTGATGCAGATACTACTGATATTTTTTCTGGTAGTTTAGGTCTTGGTCGTATGGAAACTATAATTAGACAAACAGAAGGGCAAGCGTTAAGTTTAGCAGGTCAAGCGGATTGGAATAAAGCTGAAGAAAAGTATACGCTTAGAGCAGGTAGTATAGGTACACAACAGTCTACAGTACTTGAAAACTTAAGCGTTTTAGAGAAAACTTATAGTACTATGAGTCCTAGTATGTTAGAGAGGGTAGAGCTAAAAAGAGAGATAGCTACTAATAAAATAAAAGTTTGGGCTAATACCATTGATGATTCTTTAATAAATAAAACTTTTGATACTTTAACAGACTTTAAAACGGCTGCTGCCGGTAATAAAATAACACCGGGTACTGTTGTTGAATTACAAAATGGATCAGGGTTTTATGTATATACAGGACAACCTACAGTTAAGGCTACGATAAACTATAAAGGCGAAGATGTTATTGGCTTTCTTCCT